ATGATGAAGCTAACAGACGTGGCAATCAAGAGAGCCAAGCCAGAAGCAAAATCTTATACGCTATCTGATGGAAATGGGCTTTGGTTATTGATAGAACCGAACGGATCTAGAGGCTGGCGATTCCGTTATCGCTTTGAAGGTAAGCAGAAGATGTTATCTTTAGGCACTTATCCTGAAGTACCTTTAGCAGAGGCAAGGAAAAGGACAGCAGGGTGCCGTTCTATGATTGCTGATGGCATTAATCCTTCTGAAAATAGAAAGCAGAAGAAGAGGGAGAGTGTCATCATGTCTGAAAATACTTTTGAAAAAATTACTCGTGAATGGTACGAAAAACGCAAGGATAGGTGGTCAGCAGGGTATCGCGCTGACATGATGAGTGCTTTTGAAAATGACGTCTTTCCTTATATTGGTAATAGGCCAATAGCAGATATAAAACCCCTCGAACTGCTGGATGTCCTTTCAAGGATGGAGAGACGCGGAGCCACTGAGAAATTAAAGAAAGTCCGCCAACGTTGTGGGGAAGTTTGGAAATACGCAATTATCACTGGTCGAGCTGAATATAACCCTGCCCCCGATCTTGCCAGTGCCTTTCTTCCTCATAAAAGAGAGCATTATCCTCATCTTGATATCAACGAATTACCCGAATTTCTGAAATCTATTGATAAACACATGGGCAGTCAGATTGTTAGGCACGCGCTGAGAATTCTAATTATTACGGGATTGCGCCCTGGTGAATTAAGAAAATTAGAGTGGAGTGAAGTTGATTTGGAAAAGAAAGTTATCCAAATCCCTGCGGAAAGAATGAAGATGCGTAGGCTACATAGCGTTCCTTTATCTGATCAGGTGGTTACTTTACTCCAGCAATTAATCCCAATTAGCGGTGATTATCAATATGTATTCCCTAGTCGAACTGATTACAAAAAACCTCTCAGTGAAATGGCTATGAATACTATGATGAAGCGAATGGGATACGGTGGTAGAGCTACGGGACACGGATTCCGCCACACCATGAGTACTGTGTTGCATGAGCAAGGTTTCCCTTCCGAATGGATAGAATTACAGCTTGCTCATGTTGATAAAAACAGTATCAGGGGCACGTATAACCATGCCCTTTATCTGGATGGACGCAAAGAAATGCTTCAATGGTACGCTGATTTCATGAATTCTTTGGAATACGGGAAAGATACTATTAATAGTCGCTTTAAAAGTGACTGATTAAATATTATCTTCAATTGGGCAGCGAGATTTGTTAATACGCTGCTCAATCCATTCGTTAATTTCGCTCTCTATAAAAGCAATTGAACGAGGGCCAATTTTAACTGGTTTGGGGAATTCCCCTTTATCAATTAATTTATAGGTCCATGATTTGCTATAACCAGTTCTGCTTAAAACTTCATCTATCCTAATTAGCTTATTTGACATCGAAACCACCTCCTTTCCGATACCCGTTCTCCAAAATCACTTTCGCCACTCCCGCAGGTGTTGCCTCATCACTCCATGTCGCATCAAAAATGATGTCGTTCAGTTCTTCACTGAGAATATCATCCAAATTTTTTGGTCTTGCGGAGTAGGGCACCTCATCAGGCACCCCGTTCATAACATCAATAATCAGTGCGGCTATTTCCTTTTCTCCCCGTTCTGGCTTACGGTATCCTGCCTGCCAGATTGCATCGGTGATGTCAGAAGGATCGCCCCAAGCCGAGGCGATGATTTGAGTCAGGTGGAAGGAGTTATTGATCATGGCTACTTTCCTCCTTCTGCTTTATTTCATAACTCACTGTCTGGGCAATATGTGCGGCGGAACGAATGGTTTTATCGATCATGTCATCCAGTTCTGCGATAGTTATTCTTATATTGTTGCCGTGCTCTTCTTTGAGTAGGTACTTGGTTATTTCCCAAAAAGTGACGGTATCCATTAGACTTTTTCTCATTCTATGCCCTTAATTCTTTGAACTAGATCAGCCCTGACATAGAGTGTATCGGTTGGATTTATCCAGCCTGAACACCATGTAATTTCAACACCGTTATCTGGGTATATGGGCTTACCTTCTTCTTCTGGCTCGGGATCAGTTTGTAGCCACACATATTTTGGGGCAGTAGGGCATGGAGTATGCGTCGGTAATTGTAGTTCTGACTGCCGTTCAATTGCCTTTCCCTCAAATGCCCCACAAATCAAGTTCACTGCTTTGGTTATTTCGTGAAATTGTTCTCCCGTCATTTCTGTGTTTGAACGTTGGGAGGCAATTTCTTTAAGTATGACGACAAACAATTCAGATTGATTAATTTTGCTCATTATTCTTTACCTCGCTTATTACCCGCTTTCTTCACCGGTGTTAATTTCACTTCTGCCACTTTTGGTGCGGGTGGCAGAGGAGGGCAGATGCCCTCGTGAATGTAAAAGTTACGTCTGAGGCAGTGGATAATCTGCTGCGTGTGATCCCTGCCGTCGTCGATGTGGAATGTGGCCTTAACAAGCACATCGTCAATGTCTGCCATCTGGCGCTGCTTATCTGTCACTGTTAGCCTCCAACTCTCTTACCTTCTGCTCGGCAGCTTCGAAAGCGTCTTTATAAAGTGGCAGAACGATAAAAACAGGGTTGCCGTAAATCTTGTTTGTAAAAGCGCCAAACCGGAATCGACAAGCGGCTTCCATGCCCGAGGGTTCTATGAGTACCGCACCCCCGCCAAACATCAAATGCGGGTAAGCCAGATATTCAGCCAGGAAGTACGGGATAACGTTTTGTTTCTCTGTCGGGATGGTTTTGTCTAAATCCGGGAAGCGTCCATTAATTATCTCCAGACGAGTAAGGCTAAAGGCCACTTCATCTTCCCCCAAATGAAAGGCTTTTGGTTCGTCCCCTAACTGGATGTCGGTAAAGCAAGCCTGTTCTGGAATGTCGCCACAGAACCGGATAATCAGATCGACGTCAGTATCATCATCAAAGTTAATGACGTTCTCTGTGAGTTCCATGCGTACCAATGCATGACCGTTAGTTGCCTCAAGATGTTTTCGGGTAATGTGCACCCCCGATATTTGGGGGTGTTTATCCGCCGATGTTCCTTTGGCCACACAGACCAATGCGGCACGTAACAAATCGGAATCAATGATCATGACTTCACCTCCGGGGTATAAATTGCCTTATCGTGGTGGTATTCGCCGTTCCATGTTTTTTTCATGGGGAGTTCACCTTTCATATACAGGGCGTACAGGCGGTGACAGCCTCTCTCCAGTAACACAGCGGTGCGAGTGACAAACTCATCTTGCCCGTGGGGCTTTACCTTGTTTTCTTCCTCGGTGAGATAGCGATCCCGTGCGTATGAAGCGACACGCCAGCGTGGTTTTTTCTCCGGATCTTTTCGCTCGTTGTAAAGCCAGTTGCGTTCCATTGCCCACCCCATGATTTTGGCGGTATTCACACCGTTCAGTGACTTACAGAACGCCGGGATGGTCATGCCCTTGGTGAAGTGTTTTTCCAGACTGTCCACTGTTGTACTCAGGGTTTTATTTTCCCCCTCAAGGCGTTCAACATTTTCGGCATAGACAGACAGCATTGAACGTAACTTCGCTGGGTTACTTAACAGCTCGGCTTCTGTGGTGATGGCATCGCGACGCGTGAAGTAGAACTCGGTCAGGTCATCGAAATAGTTCCACGCCTGATCGGTTTCCAGCATCTTGGAATGATTGGCCGCACCGCGTTCAGTCCAGAGCTTCAATCGAGGTGTTCTTTTATTAACTAACCCTCTTAAAGATGGTAAGTTCTTAAGTTGTTGTAATTCCTCACCCTCCACATTGAAGAAGTGTTTCCCCTCAGAGAATCGGGATTCATTTCTGGCGAAGTTATTTTGGATATTCTTAACATCGACCCCATATCCCACCGCTAACTGCTCAGTCGTCACAACACGTTGACCGTGATATTCGACAATCTGTAGCTCTTTGGCTGATATTGGGACTAATTCGTTTTTCTTGCTCATGTTCTGTCTCTCAATGTTCAGTTAATGATGCTGGTTCAGCGACGAATAACTTGATGCCGTTGATAAATACCCCATCGATAAAATCACGCATCCATGCAGAGTTATTTTCTTTCTCGCTCTTCTCGATGTTGAAATAGAAACTCCACAAAGCGATATATTTCTCATCGGGTCTGAACCCCAGAATCGTTTTTTCGATTTGGTGAATAAGCAGCGTTTCAATAACTTCGGCATCTAATTCAACGCCGCCGTTTTCGTGAATAAATATAAAGTTCCCATTGGTGTTTAAACCGAACCGTTCGTAGCATGAAACTAAATATTCCTTAGCAATAAGGGTTCTTTGTCTTTTCACCATGTACTCTGCGCATTCCATTTTTTCCGCATCAGTTAATGGCGGGTAGTTGGTTATCGCTCTTTCTTCATCTAAAAGACAAGCTGGGCAACCTTTGTTATTTTCTTTTAAATATTCAATAACTTCTTTTGGTGTCATTTCTGTATTACTCATTACAACCCCTCCCTAATAGTTATTTTTGCTTCTCGAACACAGCGCAAATTATTCTTGATACATTCCTGTTCTTGCTTTTTATTACGGGATAATGAAAGTGCTTCACCCCATTTATCAGCAGCGCGGCGAAATAAACCTTTTAGTTCTAAACTCTGCGCTAACTCTATTGCCTGTTCATATTCAGTCATTGTTCACCTCCGCTTGTTGAAACTTTTGTTTCCACTTATTTGTTTCACTGTGATCTTCGAGGTGACTTTCCAATACCTCCGCCGTTCGTTTGTTTATTTCCGCTATTTTTCTACTTTCTTTCTGATCTCTTGTTGCTTCGCTATAGCTGTTATGCAATGAATACCTTTTTTCGTTGTGCTCCTGACGATATTCAGACCATGCTTGAGTATTAAAACTGGTGGCTACACTTCTGGCCTTTCCCCAATATAAAGCCGCAAGGTCGTATTTTTCTTCTTTCTCTTTCTGGATGGCTGCATTAGCAAAATCTAAATAAGTTTCATTTTTCATTTATTAGCTCCGTTTTCTATTTCCTGAATTTGGTGTAAGAGAATCCCCAGCAATGGCGCTGTAATTAAAACTTGTTTATTTTTTTATTATTTTGATTTTAATTTAAGAAACTGACTGCCCAGTGCTATTAAATCTTCTTGGGCTTTTATGTGTCTTTCTTGTGCCTTCCTATATTCCTTCTCAATTCGGATTAAATCTCTCTCCCGCTTAACGTCAGCTTTCAGTTCTTCCAGTACCTGAGTATGTCGCTCCATAAACTCAGGGCGCATCTTTCCATCGCGTAATGCAGAAGTGCCGTCTTCCTGAATGACCTCTTGGGCAGGGAAGTTACTTGGCCTGTCTTCCTCATTGAATTGCTTTTGCGCCCGAACATAAGCCAGTTTATTCAGTGCGCCTTTCTCACTCAGATAAGTCTTGCCGGAACCGCGAACGACATAGACATCTCGTAATTCAATTTTGATATCTTGGTTGGTTGCGGTTTCAATGGGTTTAAGTGTTGTCATGATTCTCTCCTTATGGTTTTATTGTTTCTTTCTCTTATTTCATCGACTGCATTGACGTGATTTTCATGTTCAGCTTCGATAATAAGAGGCAATACAGAAAACAATCGGGATAATCTATCAAGGTCAGTCATTGCATCATCTTGGGAATATTCTTCACTATTAACAGCTGCACTAGCTAAATTAGCAATAGATTTCATTCCACTTGTTATCGAATAAATGACATCTTCGCTTGATGATACTAATAACTGTAAATCGCTATCACTCATCTTTTCTAATCGTTCATTATTGACACGGGTATGATAGAAGATATTATTCATGAGTATTCAACTCCTCTGATTCGTGCTATTTCTTTACCTATATTAAAGATCGCAACCAATGCAACACTAAGTAATTCTGCACCGGACAGACTTTTATCCGTATCAACTAATAAAGAAACATATGTTCTTAGGTTTTCTATTTCACACGCAACACCTTCCAATTCATCGAATGCCTGATTGTCTGACATGATATATTCTTTATTTATATTCCTTAATAGTTGGGCTAAACCACGCGTTTGACGATGCACACCACGACACATTAAATAAGTATCCGATTCGACTTCATTCTGAGTTGCAGTGATGATTGGAGCTAATGAAGCTTCAATTTCTTCTGCAATCTCGACGGCTGCTTGTAGTTTATTGTTCATGTTTTATTTCCGTGATTGTTATCAATTCACCACAGCCCACTCGGAAATGAGCTGGAGTGAGTCAACTGAGAGCCGCCCATTTACGATAACGTGCACGTTGATTCCAACACAATTGTGTCAAACTACGACGAAGTTCAGAACGAGGGGCTTCGGATATAGCTCGCTGACGATAAAGTTCAAAATCTTCTTTGCATTCAGCCGCAAATTTCATTGGTGTAGTCATTTTTATTTCCTTTCAGAATTAATATTGTTTATTTCAGTTACGATTAATAATTTGACCAGCCCACACGGTGATATATTCACCAGATAAAATCGCTTTTGCTTGGTGATAATTTTCAGCAACACATTTAATTTTAATAGGGAGCTGTTGATCGGCATTAGCTCGCTCTATTGCTGCAAAGATAAAAGTTTTCATGAATGCTTATCTTAGTCCTTGGTGATTGTTATTATCACTCCGATGTAAACTACATTATCACTATAGATTTAACTAGTCTATACCTAAAGTGATAAAAAATTAATTTTTCGATTATGCTATTGAAATCAAATAAATTTACTTTAGTGATAGATAAATGATTTTTTGACTTGATAATTACGGAGGTTTTAGTAAGATTTAAAGCACTGTTTTTACATACAGTGCTTTAGAAGAAAAAAGGGGGATGGTTTGGAAATATTTCGAGTGAATCCGGGAGTCTATGCAAAGACGATTGAAATTGAGGATGGAAATTATCGTCTTCGTTTTATTTCACGAAATAAATATACAATAACACCAACTATTTCAACATTGGGAGACACGGGGATTAGTGGGACTCTGGAATCATCAACAGATAAGAAATTGATAGAGCCGCCAATCACATAACGATAAACAGAATAATTTTCTCCTATGCGCGCATATACTAAATCGTCATTGGCTGCCTTCTCCAGCCTATCGACAACAATCAACGTCCCCTCTGGCGCCTCTGCGCAGCCAGTATTTTGAGTGATCCTGTAAGCTCGGTATGCATCAAAATCAGTCAGTGATTCCGAAAGTACAGGCACCGTAAACACCTCATCTGTTTCATGTTCCTCTTCATAGATCTTTACGAACATCGGGTAGTTAGAGCTCATGGTGATCATATCAGAGCTATCCGATTGATACTTGTCTCCACTTCCATCACTGAGCCATTCAGGGCGAACCCTAAGAACTTTCGCTATATCGACAATCTTTCCTGTTTTTGTAGCTTTTCCTGAGATTAATTTCCATATCATGGATTGAGCCATTCCAGCTTCTTCTGCGAGAGAAGATTGCGTATGCCTTCTCTCTTTCATAGCTTCTTTCAGTCTATCTGCAAGAGTCATATCTACCTCGTTAACTTTTTTTACTAATTCTATCTCTAAAGTGATAGATTTACAAATATACCTATAGTGATTGATTTATGTTTAAAGTGATAATATTATCACCTCAGAGTTAACGGAGGGATAAATGAAGAACCTAACAATAGAAAAAGTAATAAAAATCGCAGGTAGTCAAACGAAGCTAGCCGAAGTTCTGGGGTGCAGACAATCACTAATCAGTTCATGGCTATACAGGAAAAAACGCGTCTCAGTTTCGCTTGTTCCTGACATTGTGACTTTCTCTGACGGCGCAGTCCAAGCCCATGAGCTACGCCCTGATCTGCCCAAGGTGTTTCCACCGCCCGCAGAGGTAAAGGCCCATGAGTAACTTTCAGTCGGTTGTAGTTTATGCACTGGCGCTTTTTGTGATCCCGATATGGGGAGCGTGGTGGTTGTTGGGTGTGATGTAACGGGAGCGATCTGTATGAGTATGAGTTTGATGGTCAGGGCAATGAGCACCAAAGTAGGTAATCCACTGAGAAAGCTGGTGCTCATCAAGCTGGCCGATAATGCGAATGATAAAGGGGAATGCTGGCCTTCATATCAGCATATTGCTGATCACTGTGAATGCAGCAAAAGTGCGGTGAGAAGCCACATTGATTCACTCATTGGAATGGGATTGCTTATCAAGGAAAACAGGCTGGGTAATCACAGTGGTAAAGGTAATGCGTCAAATCTTTATTACCTGAATTTATCGGCTGACCCTGTATCACCAGAAAGCATACCCCCTGTGCCACCAAAAAGCATAGTTATGCCATCTGCTGACACCCCTGTGCCGTCAGATGACATACCCCCTGTGCCGTCAGATGGCACCAGAATCAGTCACTCTTTTGAACCAGTCAATGAACCAGTCAATGAACCTAATACACCCCTTACCCCTCACGGGGCTGGGCAGGGTAAAAAAGTAAAAAAATTAAAATTTGATCCGTTAACTGTCAGGCCAGAAAACGTCAGCGCAGAGACATGGGCAGATTGGGTCAGGTTCCGGCAGGAAATCAAGAAACCCCTGACGGAAACCAGTTGCAGGCAGCAGGCTAAACAACTGGCGGGGTGTTCAGATCCTGACAGGGTGATTTGTACCTCCATCGCCAATAGCTGGCAGGGGCTGTTTCCCGACAAGCTAAACCCCGGGCGGACGCAGCAAGCTAACACGCACACGGGCTTTGAACACAAACACTACGAGACGCACGGTGCGCACTGGACAAAGAATCTTTGATACTCAGGAGGTGAAGTCATGGAAATAAACAATCCCGGCACGCTGAACATTGTTTCCCGTTTTGCACAGGCAACCTTCGGGACTTATCAGCCACAGAACCCAGCGGCGGCCGCCAATCTGAAAACCTGTCAGGGTTATGTCCAGACGTGGGAGGAACGCAAGCGGGCAGGGGAAGGCATGATCCTGTGCGGGCGTCAGGGCACGGGCAAAACCCACCTCGCCGTCGCCCTCTGCCGTGAAATCGCCACAGGCGGTGATGAAGCGGTTTTTATTACCACCGCGTCACGCATCATCCGGGCGTTTCGTCGCTCATGGAATAGCGAAGGTGAAATGAGTGAATTTGACACACTGAAATTTTACAGCGAGCTGGATTTGCTGGTGATTGACGAAATTGGTGTGCAATACGGCACGGAGTCCGAGCGTAATATTTTGTTTGAGGTACTGAATAACCGCTATGAAGACCTGTTACCCACTCTGTTGGTTAGCAATTTACCCGTGACTGAGTTGGCTAAATTCTTGGGTGACAGGGCGTTGGATCGGTTGTTTCAGGGCGGTACGGTATTGGCATTTGACTGGGAAAGCTACAGGAGGGCGAGAGCATGAATGAATATGATTTGGAAACCGCGGTCATCAGTGGCTTGCTGTCAGGCGGCGCGACACCCGATGCGTATGACGTACTGGCGACCCTGCCGGATGAGGCGTTCAACTCCGGTTACCTGCGTCGGGTGTACGTTGAAATCAAAAAGCAGGCACTGGGGGGCGCAATCATTGATCCGTTCTTCATTGCGGATGCGATGGGCAGTGAGCGTGGTGAACTGGCCAACATTCTGGAACTGGCTAAAACTCCTGTCTGGCAGGCTAACCTCAAGGGTTATGCACAGAAAGTAATGAGTTACTGGCATGTCCGTCAGGCAACCGGGTTAATCGGTCAATACCAGAAGGAAATATTGGCCTGTGGTAACCACGAACAGGCCGAAGCCTTGATTGAAAAGTTCACACTGGCTTTTGGTGGCCTGTCCAGTGGCAGTACCAGCCTACAACCGACCCCTTTGAAGACGCTGCTTGAAGGGTATGTTGAAACATTGGAAAAGCGCAATGATGGCAATAAGGGCATGGTACTGACCGGCATCGAACCCTTGGATGAAATGACCGGGGGCTTTAACCCGACCGATTTGATTTTGCTGGGGGGGCGTCCCGGCATGGGCAAGACCGAGCTGGCGCTGTGTATGATTGACGGCATGACCCGTGACGGTGGGGGCGCGTTACTGTTTTCGATGGAAATGGCCGGTCAGCAGATTGCCGAGCGTATGGTGGCCGGCTCTGCACATATGTCCGTATCTGTCCTCAGAAACGGCGAGTTGTACGACGAAGACTGGGATCGTATCAGTGTGGCGATGGGCTCCCTGATTGACCGTGACATTCACGTTCTGGATGCCAGTGATTTAACCATTGAGCAAATTTGTGCCATCAGCGAAACCCATAAACGTAAACACCCCAACCTGAAAGGGATCTTTGTGGACTATCTGGGGCTGATTAAAAAACCCAGAGCCGACCGTCATGATTTGGCGGTTGCTGAGGTTTCAAGGGCGCTAAAGGGACTAGCTAAACGGCTGCACACCCCTGTCACCGCATTAAGTCAGTTATCAAGGGATGTCGATAAACGCCCGCTTAACCAGCGTCGGCCTGTTGCGGCTGATTTGCGTGATTCGGGTTCACTGGAGCAGGACGCGGATCGCATTATCTTCACTTATCGGGATGGGGTCTATAACCCGCTCAGTCCGGCAAAGAAATATGCCGAGATTATTCTGGATAAAAACCGTCACGGGGAAACCGGAACCGTCTATCAGGAATTCAGAAACGGGCATTATTTACCAACCGATCAGATTTCTGCCGCAGAGGTGTGCCGGATGCAGCAGCAGGCCAAACAACAAGAACGCCGTTATGTAGGCAGGGCGCTTTAATTACCGGGAGAACACCATGGACAACTTAGCACACAAAACCCTTTTCACTATCCCTGAGCCTCGTTACAGCACGGCGCTGGCCACGGTGAAACCGTTACCTGTGCAGCGCACGATCACCGGCAATAAACAGGTGGATGCTTACCTGTGGGTACTGGAGGTCATCAAGACCAATGAACCCGCCCACCTTGAGGCCGCCGAGGAAGGCTTGAAGAAGCTGAAAATCACCCCCAAGGCAGCCCAGCAGAAATATTCTGACTACCTGATGAAGTCGGGTGCACATCCTTTCCAGATAGCCTTTGGCACCCTGAGTATGGATAACCCGCAAGGTTATATAAACAGTGCGAAGGAGCAAATCAAAAAGGCCAGTCAGGTCAGGGCTGCTTTTGCCAGCTATGAAGCCACACTGGAACTGACCGAACCGGAGAAGTTAATGCTGGTGGGGGAGCTGGCAGACATTTATGAACCTTTCTACTACTGGAACGAAACAGAACAGGCAGAAGGGTGTATGCACGGTGATCGCATTTGTGAAACGGATAAATTGCGTCAAGCGACGGCGAAAGGGTTTGCTGAACAACTTCCTGAACCGCACACCTTGTCTGATGTTGTTCGTGAGTTTCTTTATTGGGACTGGTTATATCAGATGCGTAATGTCGCGGCTGAAGAACTTGATCCGGGCGGATACGGTGATAGTGATAGGTATTACATCTATGACAGACAAGATTATCTCGAAGGGAAGCTGGACACTATCCAAGCCGTGAATCGCCAAGAGGCCATCGATGTCTGCAAATGGGTACTGGAAGAAGAGCGGTTCCATGATCGTGAGCTGACCGACAGGATTATTCTAAATCTGGTGGGGGAGTGTGCTGATGCGTGATATTCAGATGGTACTTAACCAATGGGGTGCATGGGCCAGTGAAGGGAATAGTGACGTTGACTGGGCACCTATTGCAGCAGGATTTAAAGGTCTGGTTCCCAGTACTCGAAAGACTCGCGCTCAATGTTGTGATGATGACGGTTTTGCGATTGATGCTGCGGTTTTGCGATTGAAGAAATATAACCCTTATTATTTCCAGCTAATCGTCATGCACTATATTAAGGCGTCTGCACTTCGGGCAATGGGGACAAAGTTAGGCATATCCCATAACGAAGTATCCAAACGATTACAGGCAGCAGAGGGATTTATCGAAGGCGTTCTGGCGGTATCTGGGGTCACTTTGGAGCTGGATAAATGTGTACAAAAAGAAATCATCAATAAGGTTGCGTAATTACAAAAGTCAGTATATTGTGATAAGAGTGATAACTAAGTCACGCAGCTTATCGATTTAACAAGCCTCGCCCAGTGCGGGGTTTTTTATGCCATCAAGACTAGAAATGTATAATTGTTTGTAAATGGCGTGATTCTGATTGATATCCTTACAGAAGAGTAAAATAAAAACATTAAATTATTAGTATCAATATGATTGCTAATAAATTCTATATGAATATAATTTAAATATATTTCATTGTGGCTGTTTTTTATTTCATGAAGGCTGGTTTTTAATATTTATCTTCTGTTTTTATTTGATATAGTGAATTTGTAAGCAGCTTACTAATTAAATATGGGTCCATTGTTATTTTGGTTTACGTATAAAAAGTAATAATACCATTAACTAATGAGGATGATATAATAATGAATATCATAGATATTTTAGTAACTGTGGATGCTCAGTCGATTCGTGAAAAATATAGACTTAACCAAGATCCAACCAATCCCTTACCAATAAACCCTGACCCATATATCCATATGTTAACTAATAATCAATATGTTAATACAGGACAGGGTGGATATGAGTTAAATATTTTTGCAAAAAAAGGTGATGAAATTCGCTGGCATGTGGTTACTATTTCTAAGGATGCTCAGTATACTGCTAATTTAGAGGAGTTTATTCTTTCTAGTTCTAATCCTGACGATATAAATAAAGCAAAAGAATATCTTTCCACCCCCTCTCCTCTACTTATAGCAAGTTATGTTCCAGTTTTGCTATCATCAAACCCAGTAAAAATGGGAACCATGAAGGCTCCAGGTTATTATTGGACAACTAATGTTACAAAAAGCCCTGAGCCCAATACCACATATGAAATAGCTTATAGATTCAATGCAGGAATATACTTCGACGATATATTGCAAGGATATGTTACTTGGGATCCTTTTGTGACTATTACTAATTCATAAGCTATTTGAAATTGTTATTAATAATAAGCTAATAAGTTCTGAATAAATTCATAGCCTCGCATTCGCGGGGCTTTTTGCTATCTATCCGTCGTAAATCCAACTACTGAGGAATTTGCAGTAGTTCAAAATCCCAGACTTGCGGGATATTTAGATGAATATTTCAAGGCTGCGCTCCGGCGTGGCCTTTTCGTATTTGCCGCTTAACTGTGTTTTTTCATTTTCTTCAAATGTGGTTTTAATCAAGCCAAATTAATTATATAGGTGATAAGGTGAACACTTTTAACTGTAATGAAGGAAGGTTTATGTCTGTTACCTATAAAACAATACGCGAAAGAAAGATAAATGTTGATGAAAGACGCCAAGCTAACATCAACCGAATTTACAAAGAAGCAACTGATCTGATTGAAGCGTACAAGCATTCATTAGAGCTTGAAAATGAATCATGGACAGATGTGCAAGGAGCTGAGCGACCTTATGTCATGGTTGGTGCCATGTCTGAATACGCTTTCGAACAGAAAATACCAACAAGCATTAAGCTATCCTCTGATTATCGTCTTCATTTTGTTATCGCAACAGTAATTGATGATTCACCTAGGGGAGGTGATACCGCATTGGTTAATGTAGAACTTTTTATTGACGGCAATCAGATGACTGCTCATGTAGAGCAAGGACATAAAAAGATTTACATATTTGATGATGATAAAAAAGAATTCTGTGATGCCATTAAAGATAATGTATTAATGATAATTAATAATGTGACATTACGAAAATAGAATCATTAGCCTGTCTTAATTTACGTAGGGCTGCTTAATGCGGCCTTTTCTATATCTGGAACTTTGGCGTAGAGGGTTCGCGCGGATGCCTGAAGAGCATCAGGACTCGGTTCGATTCCGAGAGGTTCCACCAAATTATCGAAGGTCGCTGAGGTGGCCTTTTTCACATCTGCAATCCTAACTATTTGAAATTAATCCGATATCGGAATTCCGATAACGACCCCCTATTAACTCACTCGTGAGGTGAATGATGAATATCGAAGTCTCCATGCCACGAAAATCTAACCGGATTGATAAAGCTAAGCTTGAACTAGCAAAAGAAGGTAACGGTGATTTTAGGGTAGCTATCATTAATACACTGACAGCTAAAGTTGTTGTTGCTGGTATCAGTGATGTGCATGGCTTGAAAGTCTCATTTGAGTATTCAGAAGACTTTGTAACGGATGAAGTCACCCTGAAAGCATTTAATGACAGAGCAGTGGCTTTTGCTGAGAAGACGATGAAGGATTTAAAAATCCCTACTGATGATGGAACGGTTCAGCTTGAAAGCCGAGTTACAGAGTTGGAAAAACAGTTCGCTGATCGTTTGCATATTGCTCATAATGATTTGAAATATCATGCAAATTTTAAAGGGGTAGTAAACATACAGCCTACACAAAGTGCAGGCTGTGAATTATCAACGTACAACTTTAAATGAGTCAATTATATCTGCGAGTCTGTTAATAGCCTGTGCTATTTCAGGAGGATTAAGGCTTACATCGTTTTTTAGATATCTCACAATGTCATCTTTTATTGGATGATGTAAAGTAGAAACAGCTGTTGCGGTATATGCAACAGCACCTTCTAGTGCAACAATTCGAGCCATTATTTCATCAGTTGTAATTTGTGACATAAAACTTCCTTTCACAGAGGTAATCAGCCATCCCTCCAGTTGGTTAATGTTTGGCTGATCTAACAACATACCTTAAGTATCAACCTATTACTTTTAACTAACTCACAGGGGCGACCATAGCTCACCCCACGGACGCCCATTGTTCAAATGGGGTGGAATATGAAGATGAAAGAAAATCCTGATTTCTGGGTACATCTTGGTGACTGGCTCGTCTCAATAAAAGAGCAGGGTATCGGTGCCGTCCTTGCGGGGACAATGGCATTCCTTCGGGGTCGTTATCACGGCGGTGGTTTGCTGCGTGTCTCTATCGACGCCTTTATGTGTGCCATGTTCGCCTGGTTCATTCGTGACGTATTAAATTTCATGGGTCTGAATCCTGACTTGGCCTACATCGGCAGTGTGGTGATTGGCTATTTGGGTACGGACTTCATCGGTCAATTGCTGCGTAAGGCGGCAGATAAAAGAGCGGGGGTATCTTCTGATGAAAATCAGCAATAAAGGACTGGAATTCATCCAGCAATGGGAAGGGTTAAAGCTGAAAGCCTATCCCGATCCTGCAACAGGGGGTATCCCGTGGACGATTGGTTATGGCCATACGAAAGATGTTAAGCCAGGACAAGTAATCACAGAGCAGCAGGCCGAAGCCTTCTTGCATGATGATTTGCAACCTATCTACATCACTCTGGAAACAGCGGTTAAGGTGCCACTGACTCAAGGCCAGTTTGATGCTCTGTGTTCGTTTATCTTCAATTGCGGTGCGGGTAATTTTGTTCGTTCTACCTTGTTCAAGAAGCTCAAAACGGGTGATTACTCAGGCGCAGCGGCAGAATTTCCCCGATGGAATAAGGCGGCTGGTAAGGTAATGAACGGTCTGACTCGGCGTAGGGCATCTGAGCAACAGATGTTTTTGTCATGAAACTCACATTAACCCACTACACGATCATTGTTCTGATTGGCGTTGCAGGCATAGCCTCATTCGGAAGCTACCACTACAGCACTGAGTATGAGAAACAGAAAAAGGCTAATGGGCTCCAAGCAACTGAAATCAAGCAATTGACCGACACCCTCAACTACCAGAACACGCACATTGATATGCTGCATGAGATGGATGCTAAACGTCTTAAGGAATACCATCGCACAGGGCAACTCAGTACCTATACTCTATGGTTCGCGTGAGATAGGGGGTGCGATTATCTCTGCGGGTGTTTACACCGAAGACCAGTATCAGACTGAGCAAATAGAAAACCAACGCAAACACAGCCGCTAAATGCGGTTTTTTTATTTCAGAGGCGAACAATGACATTGCATATTATCGAGGGCGCCAAAGGCGGCGGGGGCGGCGGACATACACCTTATGAAATGCCCGACAATATTCAATCGACGGCCACGGCTAAAATTCTGGTGGCCTTGGGTGCCCATGATTTATTTATTCAGCAATATCGCGTTGTTGGCATCAAAGATAACAATGATGGCACATTCGAAATCAATGGCCTTCATCACGATCCCGACAAATACGACCGTATCGACACGGGTGCCAGAATCGACGAACGGCCTATTTCCATTATTCCGGCGAGCGTCCAGCAGCCACCGAATTCAATCAGGATTGAGAGTTTTTCGTTTGTTCAGCAAGGCATTTCCACCACTACCGTGCGGATTGCATGGGATAAAGCGGAAGGGGCGGCGGCCTATGTGGGAGAGTGGCGCCGGGATAGCGGGAACTGGATTTCCATTCCCCGTACCGCATCGCTGGGTTTTGAAATACCTAATGCTTACTCCGGCAGATATCAGGCCCGCATCAAGGCCATCAACTCCTTTGATATTCCCAGCTTATTTATCTCCTCTGAAGAGGTCAATATCGTTGGAAAACAAGGCAACCCTCCGGCACCGCTGGGATTCAGAACAACCCCAATTATCTTCGGTATCCAGATTGACTGGGGTTTTGCGCCCCAGACCGACGACACGCTGAAAACTGAAATCCAGTACAGCAGGACGAATGACGGCGAGGGTTTACTGTTGCTGGCCGATATTCCCTATCCCCAGCGAATGCACACAATGCAGGGACTGGCGGCAGGCGTTGCATTTTATTTCCGTGCGCGTCTGGTGGATAAATCCGGCAATCAATCCCCGTGGACGGCGTTCATTCGTGGGGAGTCGTCTTCGGATACGAATTGGATCATTGATGCGGCCGGTGAGGAATTCCTTTCCAACAAAGCAGGCCAGCGGCTGCAAGAGCAAATGGATTTTAACTCCGAAGCCATCATGGAGAACGCGGCGCTGACAGGGGCAGTTGTTCAGCGACAGTTGCAAGTAAACGGCAATATGCGAGCCGAAATACTGGAAGTCAAAACCACGCAGGTGACCGACCGGGAAGCCTTTGCGGAGAAGATGGAAAAGGTGCAGGCCGATGTGGGGGAGAATGCGGCGGCGGTGCAGACAAAGGCCACGGCGGTCTTTGACATTGATGGTAACGGTTATGCCATTAACTACGTCGGAGCGGGAGTGAAATACAACAACCAGTTCTATAAAGCCGGGATGGTTATCGGGGCTGAGGTGAAAAACGGACAGGTGACAACTTCCATCGGCTTTAATGCCAATAACTTCGGCTGGTTTAATCCGGCCAATGGCAAGATGGAACCCTTTATGATGGTTAAAAATGGGCAGTTGTTTGTCAGGGAGGGTTTTTTTGATAAATCCACCATCCAAAAACTGTTAATTGGTGCCGAAATCAAATCCGTTAATTATATCCCGGGTAAATCGGGCTTTTATTGGAATATGCAAACGGGACAGATGGAAAATATCGGCTCAGACAGTCAAGGGAAAATGAAACAGACCAATACGACGATTAGTATTGCAGACGAGAAAGGAAGACTAAGAGGGCAATTCGGAAAAATCACGGGGGTATTTTAATGTGGGGATTTCAGACATGGGATGAGAAGGGGCGGCCTAATAACTCGGGGGTTATTCCATTTTTAATGGCCGGTATTATTGACATGCCAGCCAACACCTTGTCATTCAGCCGGACTTATGTTCTGCCTGATGGGTATGAACTTGATTACACCATACTCAGTACAGTGATGAGTGTGACAGGTTGGATAAATGCGCCCAGTTACATTCTATCGATAAACCAGGGGACAATAACAGCATCGCCATCCCAGTCCAATTTTGCGATCTCGGCGGATACGCCCAAGACCATATTGGTTTTCTACAAGAAAAAGGGGGTCTGATGTTTGGTGCATTATTAACAGCCCCTGACGGTACGCCATGGATTATGCCAAATAGCACCCCACTCTGTTTGCGGGAGACACGGGTTATTACGGTCAGTGGCACACTCCCCAGAACGGATATTGATTTGGGGGTACCGACTTCAACCCGTTGTTTGGTTTTTACCCGTTGGGTAGAGAAAACGCGGTATGGTTTGCCTGATGTTTTTCAGGGAAGCGGGAACGGTAAGTGGAGTTTGGTCATTGACGGTTCACCTCATGACGAAAAGCTAAAAATCTATGTTTTCACCGATGAAGAGCAACGCCCGCCAATAGGGGAATGGGGGGTGTGCGTATGGGGAGAAAATGGCAAATGCATCCTGCATCACCTCAGTAAGGCACTGGCAATCAAAGGTGTGATGAAGGAATTCCCCTCAACCACTCCGCCTCATACCTATTTTAATTACGCTGAAACGATACGGGGAGATGTTGCTGTGATGGCGACCATAGCGGGATATGGAGAGTATATAATAAACGTGGGTGGCCCACACGGGGGACAGACATTAACTATTTATTCTACATGGTCACCACAGGCTGTAAAAAACGGGGATCATACAATCATTCGTTATTACGCCAAAGAATATGCTTTTTATGGGGGCAATTCGCCGGGGTGGTTCAGTGGTGTTATGGGCAAGAACGTTTATATCGACACGTCTGTTTACGATTAATTTCGACGACGGCTTCTAACCTTTCAGGATAAACAAACATGATCTACTCAGACGGCACAACGAATCTCGTGTCAGGCTCGGCTATTGTCCGGGGAACGGGCACTAAATGGAAAAGTAATATTAACGGCATTGCCGCAGGCCAGATTATCTTAATCCAGTCCGGCAATGGTAATTTATTGCATATGATTCAGGCGGTGAACTCCGATACCGAACTGGTGTTGGCAGATAACGCCAGAACCACCCTGAATAACGTGAAATACCAGATTCAAACCACGGTGCCTGATTCCGGCGCGGATGGTGTCCGGCATATAGTTGCCATTAACGCCTATATTATCTTGTTCCTGCAAAACATGGACAGGTGGATGAGTGAAAACGGCAAGGTTGAAGTGGAGATGCCGAACGGCCAGAAAGTCACGCTAGACTCCATCCGGGCATTGCAGGCTGGGGTAGAGGGGAAACTGGTTAAGGAGCAGAACGGGGCAGACATTCCGAACAAACCGGAGTTTGTGAAAAACCTTGGTTTAGCGGGAGCGTACACCCCACAAAATAAACCCTCAGCACACGATATAGGGGCAATTCAGACAAACGGAGGGATTATCGTT